ATTTCACCTAGACTTGTTGATAATATAGTCCTAGAGATAAGCGATCCTATATTTGAAGAACTAGCACGATCACAGGGCATACCAGTCAACAAGCTGCTTCAAGATATGAAAGCAGACCTAGAGACTGAGGGGTTTGTTTTCGGGACTGGCGTCAATCGGGGCAGACCCTTGCAGGCACAGGTTGCTGACTTCATGCAGCAGGCAGAAGCACGAGAGGGATTTGACGGAGGCATGTTCCGTATGGACCCTGCGGGTCTTCGTCGTTTAGACGAGATAATTCGTAGAGAAGCTTACAGCGCAGCCCAAGAAGGCAAGACAGAAGTATCTAGGGCCTTATACACACTGTCCAACACAAACGTCGAACAGAAATTTGACTCGTTTGTTGTTGACGGTGTTCCCGTAGAACGTCTTCAGATTCAGATAGATGGTGAGGGCACCTTTGCCCTGACGGATTATCTGCGGGATGCAAACGCAGGCTGGAGACAATACAAAGAAAGATTCCACGACGAAACGGGTGGTGCGCTTGTACCAAGTCTTCTCTTCAATAAAAGATCAAACCTCTCCCAGCCCACCTCAGAGTTCCCTACCGGAGTTCAGACTGCTACTCTTCCTAGTCAATGGCTGACTGCGGACATGCTCATCGATCCTGAAAAGGCAGCAGTGTATATGGCTGGCGTCAATCGGGCTATGGGTAAGGACATCGTAAACCCCGTAGACGGAATGCTTTCTCCTCGCCTTGTAGAGGGCGAACCCTTCACAGAGGGACAGAGGGCTATTGTACGAGCGTCCTTTGCAGAATGGGTTCAGAAAAATGTTATATCAAACAAACTGACACCGGCAGAGATAACAGAAGCCGCAAGAAACGTGGAACGAAACTTGCGAATGGTATCTAAGGATGGCACGGATGTTCCCCTTGTCAACCTGATGAACATAGTGGACGATCACACATCTTTTAGTAGAAAGAGTATAGGCAACGCCCGCTACGATACAGAGATGCAGAATGCTGAGAAGCTGATTAACACCCAGCTAGAAAACGCTACAGCACCTGCGAGGGAACTGGCACAGGGCCTTGAGGATGCTACGGCTGTTCTGGGCAGGCTGACATCTACCGACATGGCTGCAGCAGACATAGCGTCTGTTTTGATTGACGGCGGCATGGAAAGATACACTCAGATACGAAAGAACATGCTTCTTCTCGTAAATGAGGCTGGTGATACAAAATACACGCCAGAACGAGTAGATGAAATACTTAGGGCAGCATACATAAACGGCATGCGTCGTAAGTTGTTTTCCAAGACTGGAAAGAAGCAAGCAAAGCTAGACAAGTCTGCTACAGGAGAAGTGAAGACAACCTTCACCGACATGCTCGTAGAGAATCCACAAGCCCTCTTGAAATTTCTTGGCGAAACAGAGGAAGAAGTGGAAGTTGCCAAGAGTCTGTTGGGCAAAGATCACTACGAGACTGTGGAAGCAATTGCAAACGTACTGGTTGAACTCACGGACAATCCTCTCGCACAGTCCCCTGTTCAAATCAGAGGCATACCTCGTGCGCTGTCTGTAGAAAGCTACATCAGTCGCCTGTACGCCATCAACAGGGGTGTTGTTCGTCCTCAGTACGTGGGTACGGAAGCTATCCTACAACAGTTAAGATTCAAGAACAGCGAATTCTTAACAGCCATAGTCACTGATCCGAATCTGGGACGAGCGTTTTTAGACATGGTTAGAACTGGCAAACCCCTCGCTCCTGAGAGGGATGCACAATTTGCTGCAGCCCTTGTTCAACATCACGCACTCTTCAGTCAGGCTATCACCCCTGAAAAAGAAGAGGTTGTAGATTTGTCTGGCAGAAAGTTTACTATATCCGCGACACCGATGGATAAGGTTCGTCTGGGATACACCTCAGACTACACTGGCACTTTGGATATGCCAGATGTACGTCGCCCCGGTTCATTGTTAGGACCAAAGGGCACACCACTGGGAGGCTTTGACGTTAGAGGCAAGGGTCTTCTCAGCGATATTTTCGAGTAACAGCTTCACAGAACGGAGAGAACCAATGAAGATGTACAACAACGGCCAACGCAAGGCCATGATGTATGGGGGCATGTCAAAGCGTAAGCCGATGATGTACGGCGGCATGGCTACCACCAAAAAGAAACCCCGCAAGAAGGCTCAAGCGGGGGGCATGATGACAAGCACAATGACGCAGAATGAGCGTCAAAACAAGCGTATGAATATGAATCCGATGATGCCGGGTATGGCAAACGGGGGCAGTCTCAAGATGGTCAAGAATAAGGCTGGGGATATGGTGCCGTTCTATGCTGCAGACGGCAAGGGTAAAAGCTAGATATATCTGGCCGACTTATCCATAGCCTCGTCTGACCAAGACTTCAGGTATCTCAACAGGGTTGCTATAGAGTGCCCCCCGTCGTACTCTGGCAACCCTTTGCTGATCACGCCCTCGAACTCTTCGGGCTTCACAGATTCACAAAGTAACTCGACCTTTCCGTTGCGAAGAAGACTCGCTTCAAATTTAAATAGTGATGCTTTGTTTGACATCGGACAACTCACTGATAGGTAGATTGTAACAATCGGCCTTGAACTCAAAGCCGTTTGCGGGGTCTATGTCGCCCCGTTGGTATTTCGTCGCTTTTGTGTAGAAGTCTTGTTTTGGAATCTTACCCAGTATCCACGCCTGCGATGAATCGGTCAGGATGCGTACAAACACGTAGCTGTCGCAGTCCTGTTTGGCACCGTGTGCAGCCACCGAACAGTCGTAGTGTGGAAAGGGACGTGTGTTGCAGCGTTTCGTCTTCACGTCGATACGCTCCCCGTCCCTAACCAAATCATAGTCGTAGGTGTTCGACTGGTCCGCATCGATAGCATCAGCTACGATGATCTCTCCTATCGCACCGACGACATTACTCAAGCTACCCGTGATGCTGCCCTGTAGATTACCTACAGTGGCAGCTTTCTTTTTGGCACGGGCTATGATCTCAGGCGTTATCTTCACTTGTATCATTGTTTGCTTGCTCCAGCATACGCTTATAGGTCAGCATTGCTGCCTGATATTGATTTATCTTCATGTTTAATTCGGATATTCTGTCCGATGCGTACTTCATGTTACCTATGATCTGCTTGTGTCTGTCGGACAGGGTATCATAGTCGTACTCTACATTGTCTATTGTAATCTTTGGCGACTCAGCCATCTCTGTTCTCCTCTGTTAGGCAGCATTCAGGTCTACGACTTCACACACACCAGCCGTACACGCCAGTTCACGTGAGCCTGTTGTGTTGTCCTCGCGCTCGAAGTCTGTGAGGCGGGACCAGTCTAGGTTAACATAGGTCATCCGTTCCTTCCACTCAAGGTACTCGTCAGGTTCGATGTCCTGATACGGAGCCTGCTGATACGTATGATCAGAGAAGGGCAGGAACGACACACCAGACGCTACGTCGAAGTTCTCATACACCCACGCACCCACGTCCATCCACTCCTCCTCCTTGACGGTGACGGTGATGGACGGCTTGTGTTCGCACCAGTGTAGAGCGTATAGCTTCCACAACTCAAGCTGCTCGACAGCGGACATGTCTGTCCGTGTGATAGCGTGAGGCGGTGACTGCATAGGGAACGAGAACACCACAACAGAGTCAGGCTTCGTAACATCTGGTTCGGCAGGTATGCCCGAATCGATAAGGAACTGCGTCAAGGGGTCTTTCGAGTCACCCCGCACCGTACGTACGTAGTGTTCACTATGACGTGCGTGGATGCCACTAGCGGCGTCTACGAGTTGTGACACAGTGCCCGATGGCTTGACACAGGTAATGGCACTGCTTTGTGGGATTCCAAGCATGTTTGCATACTTGAGGTTCGTGTCGATAGCAACTTGGCGCATCTCCTCTAGCCAACGCTTTGAGTCCGTAGTCTTTGAGAGGACGCCATGATCCATGATACCAGTCAAGGAAACGCCCAACAATCGTTCGTCTTCTGTGTTGTCTCTCCATATCTTCCTCAAGTATTTGAAGTCAGTGAGTGTGGACTGCAGGGTGCCCAAGATCGTAGCGAGGCGTACCTTACGCTTCAGGCTTTCCAACGTATCGTTTTCACGCACAACCACCTCTGACAAATTACAGAACTGGTAGGGACGCAGGATGATCTCACTGCAGGGGTTGGTGCCCCACATATATCCTGTGTCACGTCGTCCGTTACGGGCAACCTGCTTGTCTGCTGCCTCACGATTGAAGATGCCACGCTCACCCGACTTTGAGTCGTAGAGTGCAAGCCACTCACGCATGAACGTACCCATCTCTGGCTTGTTCTTGTAGGCTACAGAGTTGTTGGCTAGGGCGCGTTGACCCTCATGCTCCCACCACTGACCTGATTTGGCGTGTGCCATCTGGTCATCGTTGAGGTTCGACAGAGAGATCAGGGCAGAGCGACGTACGCCACCAACGACGACGACCTCACCCACCTTGCACATGATGTCGTGACATTCGATAGGGTAGAGCCTGCGCCCCTTCGCCTTCATAAACGTGTCTATGGTGAAGTTGAACAGGTCAACCAACGGCTGTGGTCCCGACGCACGTCCACCCATAGTCTTGAGCCGCGCACCAGCAGGACGAATACCATCCACATTGTAGCGGGGCACCTGACCGGCATAGAGCAGGGCGATGAGTTCACGATATGCTCTGGCCCATCCC